GTGCCTTTTTATTTGGTTTATGTGGTAAATGCTTATAAAATAAAAGAAGTAAATGTAGAGTATTTTATTCTTGTTATGTGCGCCAATTTTAAACCTTTAACGCTTGCCCAATTACAGCAACTTCAGTTGCCTGTGGTCGGCTTTAGCTATGCCGAAGAGGTTTATCCTGCTGGAACAATGCCACTATTATTTAAATCACCACAAGGGTTTGAATGGCGCGAAGTGATGTTTGGATTGGTTCCTAAATGGGCTGAAGATACAAATATAGCAAAACATACCTACAATGCCCGTCATGAGACTATTTTCCAAAAACCCAGCTTTCAAGAAGCCGCACTTAAATGTAAATTCGGTGTGATTCCAGTGTCCGAATTTTATGAAAGTAAGTATATAAATGATAAGCCAGAGCGGTGGGGTGTGCGCCGTAAAGATGGACAGGCTTTTTTTATTGCAGCAATCTATGAAATTTGCAAAATGAATGAAACGATTATTCGTTCTGCAAGCATGTTGACCATGGACGCTATAGACCATCCAATGATGAAAGACTTTCATGAGCCGGGTGATGTTAAACGATCAGTTATTGTGATTCCACATGACCGATTAGATGAATGGTTAAGTTTAGAATCACCAGATATTTCCAGCTTTATCGAAGGTTTTCCAGTTGAAGAGTTTGAATGCTCTCATGTCCTAAAAGAAAAAATTATAAAACCTACACCTCAGTTAAGCATGTTTGACTAATCTATCTAAAATTAAGATGAGGTTATTGATGTCAAATTTGAATCAATAACCTATATCACTTATTCAATATCTTTACTTAATGTTTGTACCTCGGAATCTTCAGCTAAATAGCTCAATTCAATCGGTGAAATCACAAAAGTTGTATTATCTGAGGTCTGTTTAAATACAAAACCATATTCAAAAGATTGGCTATTTTTACTTGGTAACCAGAATAGATAAGGGCAGCCTGTATAGCTACCATCCCAACCCATTTCTCTAGCGAGAGCCAGCGCTGTATCAGATTTCGCTATGATTTCTTTGAGTGATTCTTTATCTCGTGTTGAGACATCACCATCATCATCTGCAAATGTTTGTAGAAACTCATTTAAGGGCTTAAGGTCTTCCCAGTTATGTTCTATTGTAGAGAAATGATATCCATATAGCATCATGTGCACTTTCTTCCATCTTGTTATTGTGTTCTTGAACATACCAAGAAATATATGAAAAGGAAATGGATAAATCTGATTTAAGTTGTTTATTTTTCATAACTTATAGATTGTTTTTTGTACGGAATAAAGACTTTTATATGATGCGCGACGAGATAATTTCAGCATTTTTTTGAGATAATTGCCTAATCATTTCGTTGCACATCATGCAAAACAATTTCACTTTTAAGGTGTTCTACCTTTCAGCTGTCCACCACCAATATTTGTGATTGTGACATTGCCTTGGTAAATGAGTCCAGCTAAACCAGCAACACCATTTCCAAGGGTTGATTCACTAGCTTTACCATTCTCACCAACATTACCACCGTCACCAGCTGCTAAACCTGTTCCATCAGCACCATTGCCCACAACTGATAAGGTTGCCGCTGTTCCAGCAAGATTTACAAGGGTTTTGCCAGCAGGTGCTGTCTGGTTGATGTTGCTACCACCAGTGCCTGAAGGAATACCGCCACCACCTGCACCAACAGCATAGTATTCTTGACCACTAATTGAATACTCAGATTTACCAGCTGCGCCGCCACCGCCACCGCCTGCAATCAAACCATAGTTACGTACATCAATAAAGCTACTAGCATTCTGTGCAATGATAGCTGTACCACCATCACCAACCATAGCTACATCAGCATCATAGTAACCACCAGAACCACCCGTACCAAAGATATTGCCATAGTTAATTATTTGACGACTTGAACCAGCTAACCAATTACCAGAAGTCACCGCAACAAGTGTGACACCTGAAGCAATAACGAAAATGGCGCGTGTAGCTGCTGTTGGAGCACCGTAGGTCTGAATGAATAAATCAAGCAGACTTACATTAGATAAATTCTGATCGATATAAACAACCTGACCATCTAGATCGTTTTGGTTCTTGTAATAAGGATATGGATAGCTATTTAGGTTCTCAAGATCAGTATTTGAAGCACCAAATCCAGTAATCTCTAAATATGCAAAACGTTCACGTTGACCCGGTGTATTGGGACTTACGTAGTCAAAGCGAAAATTGATGACAGTTCTACATTCCTGAAGTCCGTCTTCTACTGGAACTATTTCATTATAGATGTCTAATAAGCGAATATTCGAGTCATCTTCAGCATCATTATTCTCTCTTTGGCCTTGATAGAGCGCGGATACATTTAAAATATTAGATAAGCCAATTGGCAAATAAACTTGAGCGTTATAGTCACCATAAACAGTTCGTACCTTCACAGTCTGCTTTATCACACCATTCGGCATGATATGAGCACTAATATTCTCTACAGTATGCTTAACCTGCCAGTTCTGAGGATCATCTGTATAAATCTTTGGATTTACGGTTGTTTCAGGGGTTAATGTTCTGTAAAGCAATCTAAAGTCTTTGCGCATTACATATTGCGGATGAGGATTTAAAGCATCCAAGTGATCTTGGTCGGCTTTAATACGTACATTACGCTCGTTATCAATGATTGACTGAACAATATCCAATGCAGCGTCTAGATCATCTTTACCTGCTAAAGCATCAAAGAGTTGACGACGTTTTTCTGGATCTAAAGTAATACCTCTGAGTTCCAGTAAATTTGCAATTTCTTCTTGAATCATATTTAGAAATTCTGGAGTGAGATAAGTTGCATCTTGTCCGGGAACATCATCATTGGCATGAAAGCCACTTTTTCCGACACCAAACATGTCTGGGCGTGCATTTGCACTATCAATTCGTTTCATACTTGTTCCTCAACAATGTCATAACGCACATAAGCAGGTAAATAGTTATTAATGATGCAAGCCATATCTGCTTGCACTGGAGCTTTTAGAATTAATTTGACTTTATAGCGAAGGCTTTCTGTATTAACTGGCGAAGTACACGGAGCTGTACATTGGATTGGCGTAAATCTCACAAGATCAATTAACTCAACGCCAAACATCGCTAAAACCTGCTCAAGATAAGTACGGTTTAAAACATTCTTTGTCTCTTGAACCCACTTGATGATCTGAAGACGTTCTTCAATAGTTTTTGTTGTATTCACGGAACACTTCAGTGGAAGGCCATAAGCAGCTTCATACTCACTAATTAATTCTTCAGGAATACGTTCCAACGTAGTCAAAATACGCTTTGCATCAACATCAGCTTGTGCAAGTACTTTTGCATGAGCGTATACATCTTTTGCGACAACACTTTTAGGTGAAGTGTCATAACCGCCAGCTGGCAGCAATTGACGAAGTACTGAAGCATAAAGCTCTACTGTTTGATCAAATGTCATGATGGGTTCACCGCGAGTGTGCCGATCCGGAGCCAACCAGTAGTAAATACGCTCAAAGTAGGTGTTTGATTTACTCCGGGTGTAAGCTGAATGTCTGTTAGACCTTGCAAATCTTTGATTCGACTAACTAGTGTTGAAGCAACATAAGTTTCACCCGGCTTTAGTAAACCAACATAGTCACGAATGACTTTTTCAACCTCTGTTTCGCTTACAGAGCCAGTAAATACAGCAGTGATATTCAAATATTCCTTGGTTGGTGGATAGGCTCTTACATCACCCCAAAAACCTGAATAATCATCTAAAGCCGTTTGTACTAAAGCTAAAAGTGCAGAGCTTGGAGAGTTAGGAGGATTGCCAGCTGCTGTGATTGCGACATCTAAAGAGCCAAGGCCACGACGTTTGGGAAAAATAAAAACATCAGCAACACCCGGCACATCTTTCACAATACGTTCAAGGTCAGCCTGACGGTCACGTACAAGACCTAAAGCCTCTTTATTCATCATACGCTGACGCCAAGCTTCAATGTCTTCAACATCAACACCCGCTGATATTTCAACAACATCCACTTGAGCGGCAACACCGGGTAAAGGGCTAACCCAAAGCAGCTGCTCACCGTTGAAATTCCAGCTCACACCCTCAAACTCAGCAATGACTTGGATTTCTTTGGGCTTATTTGCTGTAAGTGTCTCTTTATATAAAGTTAGCCAGTAATACCCTTTGCCATCTGTGACTTTCGTGCCAGCTGGTACGGTTACAGCAGTATTTGATGTGGCTATGACACGACCTGAAGCCTTAGAGCCTCCATTACGTGGACATTCCAAACGTTTTGCATGTATATAAAGGAAAGGCTCATCAGCTGTAGCAACAAAAAGCTGTTTTTGAATATAACTTTGATGATGATAAAGGCCCTCAACTACAGCAGCTTCACCATCTGCGCGAATGGCTGCATCATCTTCATCATCTAGTGTTAATCCAGTTAAATTCTGGATTTCTTGGATGATATCAGAGCGCAATTGGTCAAATGTCTTGATCGGATATGCCATTGTTTAGCCTCCAACCTTAACAAAATAAAGAATTGTTTGTTTTTGACCTGACAGCTGTGTAACTTCAATATTTAGGTCCACCTGACTTTTAACTGTCTGAATAGCATTTACCAAAATTGAAGCAAAACGATTCGGTACTAAGCCTTCCAAGGCTTCTTCAGCATATTGTTTAACTGTTTGAATAGTACGCGAAACATCTTTTGAGCGTCTCAAGGTATAAAAACGGCTGCCAAGATTAGGATTTGCCCAATACTTGCGTCGATGAATATTTAACCTCTGACAAATTGCTTGAACCTCATCTTTGCTAAATGCAGCATCAAGGCTCATCAACACATAATCTTTCGTTTTTAAATCAATATTCGCCATGATTCACCTACATTTGTGGAAGTGGAGTCGGTGTATTACCGTTTTTATGTTGGTTATAAATTTCGCGCATTTCTTGCATTGAGCCTTTCTTGTCAAAGACTTGACCATTCGTCACATGTAAATCACCGTCATCAACAAAAAGGTCACCAGCAGTGATATGCGTGCCATCTTCTTTAAGCAAAAGACTGTGCCCGAACTGGTCATAAACTACTGTTTCACCCTCATCCACGTTGACAACAACAGCTCCACCTGTCGTTGCAACGACTATTGAACGGGAAGTCTTCCCATGTAAGGGAATCACAACGACACGAGCGCCTTCAGGGATGTGAGAGTTAAAGCCGACTTGCTGAAAAAGCTCTACTTCTTGCAAGGTTTCATCAGCAAAGCCCTTTAATTGCAATACTTTTGAGCCACCACGTGCGACCAGGGCGAACAATGGTTGTCGGATTTGTTTCATTGCTTTGTTTATCTGAGCTGCCACAGCTTTCATCATGATTTTTTCTCCTTCAGTACCAATGGATTTGCCCAATCACCCTGACGTTTCAGAAGAAGTTTTGTTGTTTTGCCATTCTTACGGTCAAGCTGAAACGTGCGACCATAAACAGCCCATTTGGCTGTCGCTCTTGATAAAACATTGGTTTCTAAATTGATGTACCAGCCCGTGGACCAAAGCTTCCCATCGATCATCCAGCCTGAAACCGTTGCAGTCAGCGTATGGGCTTCAAGATCGTTGTCTTTTTTGATTTTTTCTAAGGCTGCATTTGCTTCAGCTTCAGTTTCCACATCGCCCAAAGTGACTATTTTCACGCGGTTATATGCGTACTGTGTTTGTGCTGTGGTTTCAGACAAGATTGAGTTTGCGTTGCCATCTTGGCTCAAAACTTTGATATGACTAAAAACATTAGACACATCGTTGTCATACTGAAGACTTAAAACGTTATTGCTGTTGTTTAAAGGGCGCATCAAGCGCAATGGGGTTTTCACATGATAAGGATTAGCAAATGGATCACCGATTTGTAACGTTCCATCTGGATCAAGCCAGACATGTTGTCCAGTGATTTGAGCTGCCTTGGTCAATGAATCCCACAATGACTCACCCGGTTCAACAGACACCTTATTCTTCAGCCAAGCATTATTTTGAATGCGAACATCATGAAATAGTGAACCCAAGTCACCACCTAAAATGTAGCGTCCTACCAACTCTTCAAGTGTGATTTGGCGGCCATTGAAAATCGGCACAGAACAATCAATCAACTGACCAACGAGGTCACGGCCTGAAACCTGTAGGCCATAGCCATCACGGCTTACAGCTTCAGAAATACGATCAGCAACAGCTGTTAAAATAATTTGATTTGAATAATATGCTTGTACTTTTGCGCTACCTTTAATGGCTGGATTTAGGGCTTGTGCGCCTGTTTCAAATAGCGTAAAGCTCCAGTTTTCGGCAGGTGTATCAATTTGGCTATCAATTTCAATCTGATCCCAGCCTTTAGCTTCAAGGCCAGCAATCACTAGGCGAATTTCATTACCAAGATTATCTTGCATAGATGGTTAGCTCCATGCCAACCTGCAACGCAGCAGGGTTCACTAAATCAGGGTTTAAACGTCGAATTTCGTCTGCACGATGCCTATCGCCATATAGGTAATGAGCCAACCAATGCAAGGTGCAAGGCACTGGAATTTGAGTTTTTGTAATTGGTGGACGTGTTTCAATGAGTTCTTGGATTTGATCCTGAATTTGAGCAGCAACGTCTTTGTAAACCTGTATTTGTGTGATGCTTTCAAAGGTATTAATGGCACGTTCTTCACGGATAGCTTGCTGAAGTACTTCTCGTGTTTTTTTACGTATAAGTGCCAAATCAACTGGTGTAAAGCTGATTTCTTGATTGTTTGCCATTTCTGTACGTGTAGTTGCCACAACTTGCTGTGCAATTGCGACTTGACTAGCAGCATGTGTTGAGCGCCAAACTCGTTGCAATTCTGGAGAATCATCATCATTTTGAAAAAGGTTTTCAAAACGCTCAACACGATGAACCACATCACGCCATTTCGATAAAGCCGAAATATTGGTATCAAAGGTCACCAGTTTAGTGACGTCATCAACGAGTCCATCAATCCAGTCAGCAGGTGATAAAACATCTTCAATTGCTTGTTTTGCAACACCTAAATATGTACGTGCCTGATCGATACCGTTGCGGATCGTATTGACTGTGCTAAATAATTTATCGCTGTCTGCAATTTTGAGTTTTTCTAAGGCACTTTCCAATGCTGAAGCTGGAGCATCAATAATGGTTGTAGTGGCAATTTTCTCAGGAACAGCAACAGGTACAAACAGCTCACGCTTTTCAGGTTTTGCCTTGATAAACTCAATGGACATCGTACAGAAGTCAGGTGTTGTTGCCTCATGATCAATTTCATGATTAACAACTTGAACTTGCTGTACACCAAAGACAGGATGTATGAGTTCACCCGGACCAGTCGCACTTAATGCTGCTTCTAAAGCATTAACCCAAGTTAAATAATCAGACCCGGTATAAACCGCTTGAATGGAAATTCGACGTGGTTCATTACCCATGTCTTCAATTTCAGCTTCATCAGAATATGGGGCTTGTTTGATAGCAAGAGTTTTGGACGAAGCATCTTTTGTGGACGTACACTCAAACTGCACACCACGAAAACTTGCATCCTGTAAATCTGTATCCCAACCCATAACAAAAAGCCTCACATCTAGTGAGGCTATAATGGGAAATATCAGTGATTTATATCAGGCGGAAAGGCTTCCGCCCAATTTAGTGTTTTTGCAAATAAAAAGGTACATTTGGAGCGCCATGGCGTTTTTCTTGAGCTGCTGCATTTTCAGAAATTGCACCTAATAGGCCACCACTAAAATTAATGGTAGGTTTGTTTTGCCCAGTGACATCAATCAAAGTATTCATTTTATTAATTAAATCTTGGCTCAACTGATTTTGTTTTTGTTGTTCAGCAATCAACTTATTGCTTTTTTCTTCAGCTGAAGCTTGCTGTGCCTTGCTTTGCTCAATGGCTTGCTGCACAAAGTCTGGGCTTTCTCCACCAGAACCAATACCAATTTTAGCTAAAAGCCCGCTGACAAGGTTATATCCTGCATCATCAATTGGTTTAATTAATTGTGAGCCAGCATACGCAGCTGCAACTCCTCCAACAGCAGATACGCCACCAACTGCCTTAGTTGCTGCACCTTTAGCGGTAGTAGATAAAGGTATATCTACTTTCTTGCTTGCTGCTATTTGTGCCAATGCAGCGCCTCCAGCTGTAAAGGCAAGAGCTTTGAGGGCTAATTCAGTTGCACCCATTGCAGTAATCAATTCAGGGTATTTGTTAGTGACCTCAGCCACTTTTTGGCCCATTTCACCAAGCAACTTAGTTGAATCTTGTAAAGTTTGATACTCGGCATTTTGTCTGGTGACATCAAATGCATTCAAACCAACAGAAGCTAATCCAGTTTTATTATAATTAGCTTTTAGGTCTAATGTTCCAACGCCTTTATTCAATGCATTCTGAGTAATTTGCTCCATCAGTTTACGATTGTTAGTCGCTGCAACCAAAGCTAATAAGGACTGCATATCAGGCATGATTTCAGCTAAACCTGACTGTTCAAAAACACCTTTTTGGCTTTCCCAAATTGCCTGAGTTTCTTGATTGTTTTTCGCTTTTGCTAAATTAGCTTTAACTCGTTGCATTTCAGGATTTTTACTAATAATTTCTTCAGCAATATCTAGAAAAGTATCTAGTGATGTTTTTCCTTTTCCCTTATCCAAAGCTGTACGCTTTGCTAAATCGATATCATATTCTTTCGCTAAACGCTTACTTGTATCACTAGATGATAATTTACTGATCAAATTTTTGACGTTAGTACCAGCATCATTAGCATCACCAGCTGTAGTCATCGCTACTTCATTTAAAGCCACTAATTGGGCAACAGAACGTGCATTATTTGCAGGGTCTTTAGGTAACAGACCTAACTGGGGATTAATAACTTTAGCAAGGTCTTTTGCACGCATGCTGCCTTCAGCATCGCCTTGGATAACCATTGCTTGAACATATTTTTCATCTAGTCCACGTTTACGTGCTGTCAATCCAACGTTAGCGAAATCCAGCATCTCACCGCCAGATGCTAATGCAGCGCGAGCAGCATCATAGTGAGCTTTTGCTAATGCCGCTTTATTTTTATTTAAATCATTACCTTGAGAGTATGAACCATCAGCAATTAATGTTTCCATTGCTAAAAATGCATCATTTCTAGTAACACCACCATTAATGGCATTGCCAGTGACAATTGTATTAATCCATTTTTTAGCAGGCCCCCAATCTTCTGGACGATCAGCAAATGTTTGAGCTGCATAATGCAAATCACGGTCATAATCTACAGTCCGTTTAATAGGTTGCTGTAGAGCATAGCCAGCCCCAATGACAGCACCACCAATAGCTGATCCTTTTTGCCACAATGACATTGTTTGCTGGGTTGATTGATGTGTACGCTTACTCGATTGTTCAACCTGTTTTGACCAGTTTGCTAGCTGTTGTGCTGAACCAACCTGTTGTTTTAAAAGCTGGCTTTGAAGTTTGGTCTGAATTGATTGTTGACGTAAAACCCCCTCAAGCATCTTGTTTGTACGTAATAACTGGTCCCCGGCACGGGCAGTATTCAAAGTCTCACGTGTACCAACTTTAGCTGTATTTACAAACTTAGCTTGAGCAGATGCAACCTGTGTCCATTGCGTATTAATTTTAGTTGTGGCTTGAATTTGCTGGTCGGAGATGCGTTTCATCTCTTGGGCAGCTTGCTGGCCTTTAATCTGCAAAGTCAAAGAAACTGTAGAGTTGCTTCCGCTCATAGCTTAGCCCTTTGGTTTTGAATGTCTGCGAACATTAGTCACATAAGTTTTTGTCACGGTAGAACTAGACCCATTTGATTGGGTTTGAGTGGTGACAGATGATTGTGGTTTAGATGTATTTTGTTGATGAGTATTATCAAGCCGCTCATCACTGAGTAAGGCCGCAGCCAGATCAAGCGGCATATTTAACGCTTGATCTGGGGGAATACCAATATCTATCAGTCTTCTGATGATTCTTGCTCTTGCTCGGAACTCTCGGCTGCTTCCTTTGCATCTAAGGCATCACGTAAGCCTTCAAGATATTTCAAATTCGCACGGGATGAATGACCAAGCATGTCATAAGTGATTTCATGCTCATTACCTTGATCATCAACAAGTTTAGTCATTGATGCTAGATCAGCAATATGAACAAATTGACCAACTTCAATTTTTGCTTGAGCACTAAGATATTCAATTGCAGTAGGCTGACGCATCACAATATTTCGGCTTTTGATATCAGTTTGACCGACTAACTTTTTCAAAGCTGTGGGTAAAGTACCTTCAATTTGACTCATTTTTCATACACCTATAGTGTTTCATCAAGATAATCTAAGCAGAACATTTCCAAGTCACGCATGGTTTCACCATTTACTTCATATGACTTACTAATTGACTGCACGTTACAATCAATAAAGGTTTCACGGTAATTACCATCAGGCGATTCAACAGAAAGACGACCATCTTTAACTGCCAACCAATTAACTGAATCCTTACCATTAGGAATGACTACAGAAGCTGTTAATTGATAGGTTGTGATGCCTTCTGATTTATACTTCACCCGTTTTTTACGGTTCATTGTAGGGACTGGGCGGTTGCCCGTAGTAATTGCTGATGTAAAACGAGCAACGTCATAATCCAGCCCGTTAAAACTCATGACGATTGCACCAACTGCATCTTCAGACATTGTTCAACACTCTTTTTTAAGATGGCCCATTGTCTAATGCATATAAAAATAAAATCAGGCGGAAGGACTTCCGCTCAATATGAAAAAAGACCGCAATAAGCGGCCTTTTTGAAAGTTCATAGGATAATTAGTAAATATCAAGCGTTGTTGCAATTACATGCATACCACGTACCCAGTAAGTAGGGATTTTGACATTTACACGGTAACCATCTGTAGCATCAGGAGACACAATAATTTCATCCAGATTATCACGGACATTTTCTAAGATTTCCGCGTCTTCAAGCTGGATCACACGTGCAGAAATGATAGATTTGACATTACGACGTTGGGCTGCTGTGTTTTTACGACGACGTTCTTTCTTCAGGTCCTGACGAACAACTTTTCGAGTATAGTCCACGACCAATGCGCCATTGATATCAAGCATTAAGTCATCTGATTCACCTGAGTCCGGGTTCATACGATAAGTTGAAATAGCACGTACAATTTCTGGTTTACCATCAGCGCCTGTCTCAATCATACAAACACCTTTATTCATTGCTGCTTCCATTCGCTCAAATGTCAGTTTGAACTCATCAGCAACGGGTGTAATGCCTCCTAGATTGACACCATCGAATGGTAATGCTGGGTCATTAGAGTCAGCTAAAGCAGCAGCCATTGCACCAGCAAGCTCAGGTTCCTGACCAGCCGCACCGTTATAACAAACAACAACAACACGGTAGTTTGTTTTGACAGGTGCTTGATCAGCAAAGGTTTCAGCAGCAACGATGTCAGAGAACGGTATAACCAAAATTGCTGGACGTTGTTCAATTGAATCGCTGACAGATGTTAGGTGGTCGATCCACGCAGTTGTGTCAGCTCCAGCTGCTGGTGGAGCTGACACTGCAATGATTGTGTGACCAAGTGGTTTGATTGTATCGAGTGTATTTTGAAGAGTCATGATTAATACCTATCTTTTAAATCATTAAAGGTGCGGTAAGCAAGTAAGTGCTTTGGTTTTTCCAGAGTGCATTTTCAACATCACCTGCACCTCGACTTAATAGGAATACCAACTCATTACTATTTATTGCATAGTCAGTGTTCAAGCTTAGTTCAAGTAAATTCATATTGAATTTTGTGAGACAGAAATCAATAGGAGCATTTGGTGTTGAAACATCAATACAACGAATGTGATTTTGACGATTCATATGTGAAGTTCGGTATAGAACAAAGATTTTCCCAAACTGTGTAACCGCAATTAGTGGACGAGATAGTTGATTTGTAGTTAATGGTCCTGACAGGTCATACTTAAAAGTAAAGTCACTTACTAACTCACTTTTCCATGTCGATCCGTCGAACCAGATATGACAAATCTGAGTTTTGTCATTACCATCATATTGCGTAATAACAGTGTGATATCGAGAGTTCAAATCACAACAACCACCATTTTGATTTACAAAGCCTGAACCCGCCGGTGCATTGAAGATTAGTTCAGAACGAACATCATTCAGTGGTAAAGCATACGAATTTGCGCCACTTGCGCTTGTCCATGTCACTCCCTTATCTGAAGATTTTGCGTAAAACATACCAAAATTAGTATTCGCTGATGATGATTGCGTACGGTATCCCCAGCAAAGATGCAGTGACCCATCTGAAGCAACTCCAACACGTTGTTCATATGGATTTGATACAACTGTACTCGCCTGATCTATGAGTTTGACCTTCACATTAAAAACTTTATTCACATCATCAAAAATTGAAGCAAAAAAAGCACCATCACCTGATTGGCCTTCACGCCAAAAAGCCTGTGTTGTACCATCGGGATAACGAACAAATCGCGGATATGTGACAACAGTTGAATTTGTATAATAAATTCGTTGCCATCCAGAAATATCATGCGGATTATTGCTAATTACACAGCGACATACATTGTTGTGATGATTACCAGTGATCAAGATAAATCCATTTTTAGTTACTGTTACACCAAAATTATTATGCCCGTCCCCCGCATTCGGTGAAGCAAATGGATTTCCAGCGATTGTTGATAGATCAAAAGTATTCCATGAACCCAATTTATAACGCTGCAAAATAATCGGGCTTCTATTCTTATCTATAACAATAACGTATTGATAATCATCAAAAGTAACTACATTATTTTGAGTAAATGGGGCAAAGTTGTAACCATGGTCATTCGATGTCGAGACTGGTAATTTTTCAAGCTGTACATCAACTTTTGTAATGTTTGAAACATCACTATTAGCAATTGCCTCAGCAACATTAGACTCAATCGTGCTTGCTGCAATTTCAGTGACTTTCTCAGCTGCAATTTCATTGATCTTTTGATCGATATTACCGTCTAATGCTTCCTCAACTTTTAGTTGAACAGTGTCATTAATGATTCCAATAGTCTGATTTAACTTCATATCAATAGCAGAAACTTTTGTTAATGCCTTGGATACATCAGAATTTGAAGCAAAATTTTTGGATGATTTAAAGATTGTATAAGCTGGATTTGCAGCGGTCATTGTACGTGCACGGACATACACAAAACCAGACTGTGTTGCTGTTCCTACAAGATTTGCTATTGCAGCATTATTACCAGTTGATGTGTATGTCGCTAAAGTTGAAACGTAATTTCTATTACTATCAAATTGAGCAATATAGAGCATCTGTTGACCAACAGTGCCTGAACCGACTCTGCCATTATATGTAAAAATATCTCCCTTATCACATTCAAAGAAGTAACTTCGCCAGCCAGATTCAATAGGCACACTGGTTTTAATACCACCGACATCATAGATATAATTAGTATCAAAATATGGGTAATTTGTGAGATCAGTCGTAGTAACAATGTTTTCTTCAAGCATCGAACCAAAATCAGAACGTTGCATGAAGTTAGCACGAGTTCTTAGGATTTTAGGTTTTGTACCGACTCTTGCACGAATATAAATATAACCTTCTTTTTCAGCGAAAACTGTAGCTGAAGCAATGTTATAAGCATAACCTGTGGTCTTAAATGATTTTAAATTATTTAAGAAGGTCTTGTCTTTGCTCAGTTGTGCTACAAAAGACATATCTAAGTTTGTTGTACCATCGCCAGTTGTTGCGAACACCTCTACAACATCACCTTGTTTTACATCAATATAATAATTTCTCCACGTCGTATCTGATGTATTTGTTTTTGTACCATCAATATTAATCACATATCCGATTTCATATTGACTATTACTGAAATCTTGCTTTTGATAAATCGGCAATGATGAAACATGTTCTACGATACCGAGGTTCGCATTCTTTTCAGATTTGAGCAATGTTGGCGTTACAAAGATATTTTCCTGCTTTGAAATATCATAACTAAAACTTGGATCTCCAGTTCTGACACGTAATGCGATAAATCCTTTCTCTTGCGCGGTCACAGAATATGTTTGCATTACATTTAAGCCAGTCGATATATATGAAAACAATACAAACTTCATTTTTCGATTAGTATCTAGCTGAAATGCATAGTCAATTTTGCTTCCTGTATTACTGTCACCCAATGCTGACTGGACAGTTAAGATGTCACCAGCTTGGACTTCAATAAAAAAAGTTGAAATTACTGGTGAGGCAACTAAATGACTATCAGAAAAAAGTGCGAATCTTTTTAATTCTTCATATACCAATGACGCATCGATTTTATTATTCAAAATAAATTCTTCAGCTTCTTGAATAACAGCCAGTTTTAGATCAAAACCTTTTGTATATGTACTGCCATTCCAAGTATATGTTCCATTTTTTTCAGGATCAGGGTCTGCATTAACACGCACAGAAACATTCGCTTGTGGTGGTGTATATGCAATCATCTCAGCATAAGTATTGAATGAAGCATCAGTACCATTCGCAATCGTAGTCACTGAATATTCAACATTATCAATACGTTCATTTTGTGCATCATCCCGTAACTGGCTTGCTTGAGCTACTGATAAAACAGTATCGGGTGTTGCAAAATCTTCCACATTTTTTAATGCAGCAGAACCCAACCCAGCCTTGACTAGATCAGCTACTTGCTCTAATGGCGCTTTCTTTGTTTCTTCACCTTGAACCACTGGCAAAACATCATTAGGTGAAACGCTTGAAGTTGGTTCAAGCTCACTAATTGATTTGCCGGGTACTTCAATAACAATTGTTTGTTGAGCCATTAATTAGTACCTCAAGGTTCAATCAAAGCACCATCTTCAGTTAAAAGTGCGCTTCCACTTTCAGTCTGAAGAGCTGCCTGTGTTTGTACGCCTTCAACTGCCAATGCCACAGCCTGAGCATTAACAAGACGATAAGTTTTTACCGCTGCTTTAATCATACGACCAGCTTGTGAATTGGCACCAAACTTAGCATCGGCACCAGCTGTGTCATAGACATCAACTGGAGTGAATTGTCCGGACAAAACATCTAGCGTCACAAAAAGTACTTTTTGCTCATTGGCTGGAAGCCCTGTGCGGAGGGTATTGATATTGACGTCTGTATAAACGCCCGGTGTTTTAATGCCCGCAGGAATACTCATTATTCATTTTCCTTCAGTTCAACCAGATCAGATGCGTCTACGACATCATCACCCGGCTCAAAGAAATAATTGACATTGATACGGTGGATTTCACCGATAGTTTCATCTTCTTCACGGTCACGATCAGAAGCAGTAATTGTGTATTGCGTTGTAAATTCTTGAGAAAGCACGCTAATAGACTGTTCACGTGTTTTGGTGTTAAAGATTGTTTTGGTGCGACCAAGTTCAAGAGGTTCCAGTCCAGTTACACCAACGGAAGACAGGTCATTGCCAATCAGCAGTTTCTGCACTCGGTCTAACATTTCGTATGTCCCGATATCACGCCCAGCACCTTGGCGGCGCGCTTCTTCATTACGGACAGAGCGTGCACCGACGAGCACAACAAATTTCACAGGGTATTGAGTCTTGTTATAACTAATCTTTTTGGGCGTTCCCGAACCCTCAAAAACTACCCATATGGCTGGAAAAGCTCTGATAATAGCGGTCAAGCCCTCATCAAATTCACCACCATAGGTTTTGATTTCTTTGACCCAAAGCCATTTTTTGTCAGTAACTTGCTTAGCCATGACATCCTTAAGGCCTTGCTCGACAGCACCTAAATCAATCACCAGCCTTTACCTCCAAAGTCATGACGTCCAACTTGGAACATCACATTATTGGATGAGGTTTTAACAGGTTCAGACTCACCAGCTGGTGTACCACCGACACCAACAATACCTTTAGAAATATCTTTCAATTTATTAATGGCATCGATATAACGGGTACGGATCGGGTCATCGTCAGTCATTGCACCTGTGCATGCATGGTAACGCGCAATATGGCAAGCAAGGCTTTCAAGGAATGGGGGGACCGTTTGCAACGGCAGCTTATAGCGACCCATCAGATAACCATCAATTTCCGAGTTAGCTTCTTGCAGTGCTGCATTCAACTTATCGTAGTTAATAGCATCTAAATATTCAGATTCTTCATTATCAGTGAGTTGAATTAACTCATGCTCACCGAACTTTTTGATCATCGCGTCTGCCGTTGCATAGCTCATGGTTTAAGCTCCAGTACCAGTTGAACCAACCGCTAGATGAGGCAAGCTGTATCCAGCTTCTCCACGAGCTTCGACACCAAAAAGATATTCACCACGTTTGAAGACATCGCCAGACTCAATGTCTGTTTGAGACACCAAGTTAGCCTTCTCACGAATTTGCCAAATAATTGGTTTGATGACTTTTTTCGTTGATAGCAAATGCCATTCCGTGTCAGTAGCCAAGCCAGCATCTACCAATACTTCAACATTACCTTTGTAGATATTTTCAGTGCCGTCAGCAAATTTGGCAGCTGTCATTAATGCTGTTGCTACTGATTCAAGTGCTGGTGGAACCACCAATAAATCTGGCTTAATTTTTAAACTACGACCATTTTCATCTTTTAAACTGGTCATCATCGTTTTAGCAGCACCGAAGCTGGCATTAGCTTCATCCAAACTTGCCCATGACAATTTCGCGGACAATTTATTTGAGAAAGTTGATTTTTTCTTATCACCGACAGGATGGTCTGTGGCATAGAATGTTTTCCCGTCAAAACACTTATTTTCAAACCCCGTGGTTAAGGCTTCAAAAACAACATCTTGTGGAAACTGTTTAGCTTCCTCACCCATAGAGGCGAAAATAATAGGTAGACCTAAAATGTCACCATCTTGAATTTCATGTTTATGAACAGCTACAGTTGATTCAAAACTTCTATTAGTAATGGTGTAACCATAACCTTCAAGACGTTTAATGACTTTGTCACCAATCCATTCACGTAGCTTTGGGAACTTACCTAACCAAGCATAATTTTCTGCTTTGCTTTGAGACGGCACTTCAGTAGCAATACGCTGCCATGTCGTTTCTGTTTCGGTAAAAGATTTATTGAAAGTTGTTTTGAAACCTGTAAATAGGTGGGCCAAAACTTGCTTAGCATTTTGTGCAGTAAATTTCATTATGCAATCTCCACCCATACTTGGGTTGTATATTCAGTATCAAATCCCATGAAACGCCCAGCTACTGAACGTGTTCCAGCACCATCTGTTTTGGCTACTGTTTGGTTATCTTCGATATAAATTTGCTTGCCTAACTCAGCTTGTGTGACTGGATCGGCAGAAGAATTTGAAACAAGGACATGCTTATTGCGACGCACAATCCCGTACTCTTGACCACTCTCCGGAGTGTTTTCCGCATCGTTTTCCCAAATGCCAATACAGGTTTGATCATCTCCACCAACAGCTGCTGAAGAAATTGCTAACCCATCAGGTCCTACAACAGCAAAAGTTCCTTGCAAAACAATAGCTTCGGCTGCTAAAGAAACTGGAAATAGAATTCCATCACGATATTCGGTATTAATACCTGCTGTAGCTTTAGTCATTTGTTATGCTCCATACTTGTCAACGTCAGCTTGATTTACACCCAACATTGAAAAGACTTCATCTTTCAATTCATCTGTCTGTTGAGGTTGTTGTTTGCCTAAATCCACTGTAGTGGTTTGGCGTTGAGTTAAAGCTGCAATGATTGGCAAGCCTTCAATCTGTGCTTTCACAAAGTCAGGGTTGGTTTTTGCCTGATCCTTGTAATATTTAATGGTTGCCTCACCAGTCAGACGGCCATCACTGCACGCAGCCAAGATCAGGTCATCAATTTCTTTTTCTTTTGCAGCTACAACAGCATTACCAGCATTTGCAATAGCTTCTTGATACACAGCCATTGGAACAAATTGAGTCATATCAACTGTAGCTTGGCTGTTTGCAGCTACTTTGATCTGTTCAATTGCAGCTATGGCGTCAAATAGGTTCTGACCATTTGCAGCAACTGTCACACCTGTTTGGTCTTGAATTTTCGCTGACAACTTGTCAAGTTCTGCCTTAATTTCTTCTGGTGTTGCAGACAATGGCAGATTTAACATCCAGCGCAGAGCTTCTAATAACTCATCCATTTCAGATTCCTGTGGTGAATTTTGGGTAAAGTAATCCTGTGCCAAGGCAGCAAGTTGAGCCTCGGGTAGATTGTCTAAGTTCGGAGTGTTGGTTAATGCGACACTATGAAGTCCAACGACTTCACCAGTATTTTTGGTATAAAAAAGAACGGGGGATAAATACTTATATTCTTCCTTCTCGATATGGTCTTTAGCCTTATCGAGCCATTTAAAATTAGTACTACATATGCCAACTCCCTTGATGTATGAAAAAGATGCTGCCTTGAGCCACCCTGAAGCTGGAGCTGGTTCACCAGTTTCCTGTGCTTTCAATGTTGCATGTTCATAATCAATAACCATATCAACTGCACGTTGATTTAATGCAGCAACAATCTGCTCACCACGCTCTGGAGTAAGTATCCAGTGCGGAGCATCAAAAGGTCGTCCATCAACTCCACTAAACGTTCCTTCAGGAACAAGGACTAGACGAGTTGATGTAGCATTCAAGTCAAATGAGCATGAAGCAACAAGAATTGATTTAGGCATAACATCTACTTTTAAAAAGATGTTATGAGATTAGATTGGAGAGAAAGAAAAGATCAGGCGGAAGGACTTCCGCCCAGTTTTAATTATTTTTATGCAAAGCTTTTGTGCCAGTAGAAATCAACATCATCAAAGACAGCATCTTCAGCTTCACGTTGTAAGAATCCATGTTCATCCATCGGTAAGAATGGACGTGCCGGGAACTTACTGCCCGGGTGATTTACTTGTTTAAACACCTTACCATTGAATGACAATGCCTGTTTATTTCTAGGGCGGATTACATGTGGTCGTGTTTTCCCACCGTTATGTAGAATGGCAGCATAAGGCACATTGGTGCCAATAATAGCTTGGTCACTGGTATGTTGAGTAGTGATACTGCGTCGCAAATTCCCTGACTGATATAAGAATGAGGGTTCTGATCGATCAGGAGAAAGACCCGCCCATTTAGGACGCCCACCAGCATCAAAGTTGTCATCTGTTATGGTTGCAAAAGTGTTTGCAATGGCTGCCGCTAGTGGAGTGGTATCACCCATACGATCAGCTGCCTGCGTCATACGGTCAATTAGAGCATCGTCTTTTAGTTGAATAAAGCTCATTTAATCTCCTCAAAATCATTGGCAGGCATGCCTTTGAAGATACGTAAAACTTGCAAATGACCTGACTCAATCTTTAACTCAACAACCACATCATCTGATAATAAATAAAATAGGGTTTGGTTTTGTTTATCCCAAAGTTTCTGCTCTACCTTGGAGATTAAATCAGGCAATGCACTCAACGTAGACATAGAGATATCAGAGTATTTTTTATTTACAATCACATCATCACGCATCCAAACCATTTTAGATTCAAGTGATTGACCCTGTGCAGATAAAAACCCAACTGAATCAGATTGAAGTACACCAACTGGGCTAATCTGTTTTTTCGGTTTAGAAAGGCTCAGAGCATTTTTCACAAAACTCTCATGAACTTTGGAAAGATTCTGATTAGTCATTAACTGCTGTGCCTGTTGCAAACCCTTGGTTTCACCCATTAAATCAGTTGCACGGCGTACCATTACATCATTCATCAAATAGCTAGATGCTGGCGAACCATTGAACCCAGCAGCTGGAGCAAATGATAGATTGCCGTCCTTAGTTGGTATATCAAACTGTGTACGCTTAACAATGACATCAGCACCAGTATTGCGATCTGTGCCCACATGTTCATATATTGCAGATTCATGGCCATCACTGGATAAAATTTCTTTGCCTTCAACCTCACGGACTGAGCGTGCAATTACCCGGCATTTGCAACCCCACTCACTTGGCGGGTAAGCAACACCCCAAAATGGATCATCAAAACGGAATAATCGGCCGTCTAAGGCAACGTGCTGTTTACGGGGATTGCTAATCGTAATATGTCGCCATTCCCAATAAGGCCTAGTTTCACTGCCAGCAATCATGGCTTTGTAGCGCCCAGCTGCAAACGCAGATTGCATATTTGTATCGTAGATTGTACGCAAACGTCGCGGGCTTCCCAGCTGAACCTCTTGTTCACGACCTTCAGGATTTATGACTGTTTTCTTTCCCCACCATCCCTTACTTTGAAGTGTTGGAGTAATGCTGGCTTTCCATTGCTCCAGTGTTTGGCCTTGCTGCATCGCACTGATCAATGATTGACGGATATCCTGAAGCAAATCCATGCGGGCAACTTTTGCAACGGTAAATGCTTTGCTATGCGCATTATCAAGGGTTTCATGCCAATCCCAACCAATCTTAAAACCCTTTTTTTCAAGATAAGAAATAGCATCACTTGGGGGGAGTTCGAATAAAGCTTTCAACTCTGGACGTTGAGCGGTAGGCATCAGCTTTGCTCCGCTTGAACACTTAAGTGACCCATCACTTCAGCAGCAAAAATTAAACGGGTTAATTTTTCCTGTAAAGCAGGTTCATCATCTGCCGGGTAAACATCCTGAAGTAGTGCTAAAATTTCATCTTCATTGCCAGCATCAATTTTCGCCAATAATTGCTTGGTCCAGTCTTCAGCGGTAGCTTGTGCATTCTCAGATTGATCTTTCACTAGCAGTTGTAATGCCTGTTCTTCAACAGGTAACTGGGCAGAGTTTGCAGCAATCAAACTGTTCAATAAATTTGGCTGGAAGGTATTTAAAGCAAGGTTTGGTATTTGACTTGGCGGTTGCACAATCCCAAGTACGGCTTCCTGATCATCAGCAGGTTCAGGAATACCCAATTTCCCGTGTGCCCAACTGCGAGGGATACGCAACCCAACTCTTACCAATTTGTCTAATGAATTACTGAAACTCTCCATGTCTTCAGTATCAGAAGTGTCAAACCAAAATTCAGGATAACGGTCTCTTGGAACCTCTGGATAATTGATACGCATCATGGGTGCAATTAAATTGTCGCTTAAAGAGCGTGCAAGCTGTTTTGCATCAGATTTAGTAATTGCTCTAAATTGAATCTCGTGGGTATTAGATTGGGCATTAGTACTGGTTTTACCATCCGCCTGAGAAAGTAAAGTACCGCCAACAATGACTTTAGATTCTGTCTTCTCACACCAGTCCACTAAGTCAAAATGGTTTTTGGTATCACCATCTGTGGCCTTTTCAAATTCAATACTCATGCCTTTAGGGATAATGCCGCCAGCATTACGCCCAATACTCATAACAGCCCGAAGCAAGGTTAGTTTTTCTTCTTGGGTTGCACCTTCTTGATATTTACCAATTTTACTCGGGAGGCCATAGGTTTCCAAAAACTCCATCACATCACGGACACCATAGTTTTTGAATAAAAAAGGCCAACTTAAAACTCGATGCAAGCCAGATCGGGCAATATAACCAGACTTCGCTTGATGCTTATGCACAAACCAGCCAAAGTCCCAAAATTCAGCACCCTCAATTGTTCCATCATTGATACGCAAGCAATTCAGCTGGTTATGTGGAGTCATAAAATTTCTTGGAATGGTGTAATGAAATTCCTTTGGTAGCCACAAACTACCGAGGCGTTCCCACTCAAGTTCTTGGCAACTATAACCATGACCAATAGCATCAAGGGCATTGTAAAAAACCAATTCTAAATTTTTAATATCCCCAATCCATTCTGCAACTTCCTCTGCAATCTTTTTTTCTTGAGGTGTTGGGTTCTTTCTTGGTGGTTTTACATTCCAGTCTAAGCCATTGACGCCTTTTTTTCGCTTATCCATTTCACTGAAGATATGGCCATCACGTTCTTCCATATCACAAAACAAATCAGCTTGAGCCTGTAAATTGCCTTGCTCAGCATCTGTCAGCAACTGGTGTAAACGCTGGGGTGTCATACCAACAACCGGATGCTCTTGCCACTGAGTCTGTAACCAAGCAATTTCTGCTGTTTGACGTGTTTCAAGAGAAGATAGGTCTTGTTTTTTTGAAGTGCGGTCTTTTTTAGCCATGATGAAAAACAGATTGTGGATTCTGCATCATTGTTGGACTTATTCATGGAAAAAATCAGGCGGAAGGACTTCCGCTCAGTTTGAAATTCTTAAACACGCAGAATTGCGATTTAAGCGTTTTAATTCATTTTATGCATCATTACAGCAAATAATAAAAGAAATCGCTTAAATCGCGTTTATAAAGATTTATAAATCTATAAATGAACTAGCTCAGTCATTTGAAAGAAATTAATAGCATCCAACTTCACTAAACCAACCATCATAATCATCTGGATTCGTTTCAATTTCTTCTCGGGAAGGTAATGGAATGAACTCAATCGGTGCTGACGGATGGTTGCTAGCATAATCTGCTAACAAGTGAGCAATCGCACTATCACCGTGACGATCTTTATTATTTGAATTAGATTTACCTTGTGCTGGAATACGAGCAACACCGTTTACCATCACAAATGCCCGGTGATCTTCCAAGACATCCTGATCCGCTGGCATGTTCTCAATATCACCATCTTCCAGTGAGGCTTTAAAGTGTGGTGTATTTTCACGATACCATGCTTCAGTCAACATGATAGCTTCAATTCGTTCACCATATATAACCTGCATGGCTTCAGCTAAATAACCACCATTACCTCCAGCATCATGTGCACCTTTGCTAAAGTTAGGCAGTATCGCAACAATAAGTTTTAGAAATTCTTCTTGTTGTTTATATGGAACTTTGAACATTTCAAACAAGAAAGGAATACGCTTTCTAGTATTGGGCTGTTCTACCAACGGCCAGAATGAACAAGCATTGACCTTACGGGCAAAGTCTAAGCCATAGTAACTGGTCGTTTTTTTTGGTAAAGCTTCAATCAATGGCTTTAAATGCTCATTAAAGAACTCCAGTACTTCAGCATTTCGAGCCTCTTCACTCACATTACTAAAGTCATCCCAACCTTTAGGTGCATGAAAACGGATGACTGGTACTGTGCTGTCTTTCTTACTCTCTAATAATGAATGTGGTAGCCAGCGACCACCACCTTTGGATGGAATAACATCTAGTTCTTCATTAGCAGCATCACCATAAAACCCATAAACATCATCAATCCATTCCTTTTCCTCATCAGGATCATAAGCAATACCTTTACGCAAACAAACGGTATGACTATATAGCCCTTGAGCTACAGCATCAGAGAAGGTTATACGATGGACTGACCCTTTACGCTTACCAGAACGAATTTCATTAATCAGTTCATTAAATGGATTATCTTCACCTTCATGAGTACTGATGACGCGAACACAACCACCGAGAATCAAAAATGCTAAAGCAGCCTTAAGCAAACCCGGCAAATCATCATGGAAGGCACCCTCATCAATAATTAGTCGGCCCTGACGACCACGTAAGTTCGATGGACGACTAGTTAGCGCTTCAATTCGGAAGCCAGAGTTTGGAAAACGGATAATATAAGTCTGAATCTGTTTATCACCATCCTCCCAAATACCTTCCTCAAGTTCACTTGCAGCTAAGTCATAAACCCTTGCCCACATTGCACAAGCTTGAATAAACTCAACTGTCATATCCTTGTTGTACCCAACATAATAGATATTTTGTCCACCTGCATTTCGATCACTGGCACATTCAAGTGTTGCATCGGCACATTCAGCCCATGTCAAACCAATACGACGTGATTTTTCAGCCACTTTCAATGGGGTTTTATCAGATACCCATTTTTGCTGATACTTTAAAAGTACAGCTGGCACATCACTAAAAAAATCAGGCTCAAGTGATTCATGAAGAGGGTTATTTGACATTAACTCGTTATCCCTAAAATCTGTTTACGGATTTCATTAGCCGTTTCTTTGGATAAACCACTTTTCTTAACGATCTTATCCACCTCTTTGGCAGCAGCCTGTACACGTTCTTTAACTTCTGATTCCCATTTTTTCTGGTTCACAGAAGCTTTGGAAATTTCGGCAATTCCTTTACCAGCTTTTGCCATCAGCATGATTCGATCTGCTGGGTCTGCATCAGGATTTTCTGATTCTTGCAGAGCAATGAGCGCATTAAACAATTCTGTCTGAACCAACGACAAAACAGCAGAGCTACGCATGTCGCTGTCATCTGGGGCAGCATCGGCAATCATCATGGCTGCTTGTGTACTGGCCTGAACCGCAGCAAGCTTTTGTTCTACTTTCTGACCATAACGATGAATGCTTGATTTACTAATGTCATAACCACGCTCTTGCAGGATTTTGGCGATTTCTTCGTAGCCACAAAAACCCTGATCCATAAACCGCTTATCAAGCCAAGTTTTATCCTCAGCACTTAGCAAATCAATTGATGACTCTCTTGCCATGTGTCACCTCAGTTCCAGTACTTTTCAGGACGGGCAATACCAGCTTGGCAATCAATTGTGTACTCAACAATATCAATGCCCAAACGATCTAGCTTTGCATGCCAATGACCATCAGGCTGCTTTTTAATTTCAACTAGCTTACGTTCTTCTAAATAGTCCAATTGAACATGTAATTCTTGTGGGGTTGTATCAGCGTACAAGGCACGCATTACATCAAGCAATAAAGTATCCAATGCACCAAGTGGACGAGCTTTATCTAAGGCATTCAGCAAATGCCAGCGCATACCTTCACGACGGATTTTTTGAAGATCAAAACTCATGGGTTAATTCCTTGCTTAATCTGAACTTTTTCAAGCTTTTCTGCTACAGCATCAAGCTTGGCTTCAATAATGGTTTGACCGCGAATATAGTCATCACGGGCAATGTAGCGAAAAGGCATATCGGCTTTGAACTCAAGGAATTTACGCTCAAGCTCCCGGACTTCTTCTTGCCCCTTGGCAGCTTGGCGTGACACTTCCTCAATCTTTTGATTGGTTGATTCAAAGTTTTGCTGAATGTTTTTATTAATCTGGCTACCCATGAGCTTGATCATTCCAGCGACTGCGCTTAGCACAGCCGATAGAACTAAAAACACTTGATATGGTTCAAGCTCAATGGTCATGCATCCTCCTTAACCGTATCAGATGCATGTGGCAAAGGCTTAGCACGGTTTTGATCAATAAAGCGACCAATGAAAGCTAAAATAGCCAAAGCAGTTGTTACGCGTTGCTGGGTTGCCATTGGTAATAATTGAATCAACTCTGGCGGCACGCCATAAATTTGAACATATCCAATTAATGCAATGAACCAGTTCGACAGCCATAACCAGCCACTGCGCCAATTTTCAACAATCCAGCGCTTTTTGAGCTTTACCATAACGCCTTGAATAGCCTGCGGTTCAACATGCTTACCTTGGTTAGCCGCAGCATTTTGCATTTTTTCTAGCTGACGTCGGTAATTACGCTTCCATTGACTCATAACATATCCTCCGCAGCATATTTCAAGTTCACCGCTACACGTGCCATCCAGCCTTTTCCGAAGGCATTGAAAGTTGAAATCTTTGTATAGAATTCAATGCGTTTGGAATTGAATAAGCTGATTAATGCAAACTGTGGTTGCTTACGAACTTCAGCTAAAGTTAAGGGGCCAATAATGCCATCATCTTTCACACCGACTGCACGCTGTAAAAGTTTTCGGGCATTGAGCAACCCATGATTTACTGCTGCATCAAAAAGCTGGAAAGCCACAGAGAATGGAAAACTGTCACAGCTCATTGCATCCCAATACTGGCTCTTATAAATCTTCTCAACTGTAGACATCGGGATATCTTTCATTGAACCTTTAAAGCCATATTGGCGTGCAACACTTTTTGTTATGCCGTAATTAGTTTCACCACCGGGATCGGAGGGATGATTTACATATCCACCCTCATGTTGAAGCACTCGTTTTAGTGCTGTTTGAAAAGTTTTGTTCACAAAAAAACCCCATCAAATGATGAGGCTAAGTTTGTATGTATAAGTTTATTTATATCAGGCGGAAGGACTTCCGCTCAGTTTTATTTATTCTCAGGTAAATCAAACATACCAACTAAAAAAGGGGCATGAGTTGTACCACCCATTGCATTGCTATAACTTAGCCTACCTGTTACCTGACCACAGAATTTCATTCGGCTATCAGCTTCAATATTACCAGATGAACCAATTGCAATAACTCTAAAGACTTTACCACTGTCATCTATAATACCGGCTTCATAAAATTTATTATGTTGATTACTATCAAAACTATAAATTTCAGTTACCACACCACTTGAACATAGAAGTTTAAGTCCTTCTTGCTGAACATCCTTCATGACTTTGCCATAAGTCGTCTTTTCAATTTGGTTTAATTCATCCCACTTTACATTTCTAGCTGCCATTAAATCAGCAATATAAATTGAAACTGGTGGAACTTCATTAACTGCATCTTGAACTTCTGACTTTAGTCTTTGAGCAACTTCATTATAAGAAACAGGAACAGTTTCTTGTTGATCTTGTGTTGAAGATTTTTGAACTTGCACATTTTCATGTGTAGTTGTCAATGTTTGTTCCTGTTTGGGCTGTTCAGTATTCCGATTTGGGACAGCAAAATAAACTACAACTCCAATAACACTAAGAACAACAAAAAAAGCAATCCATTTTAGCCATTCAAAATCATTCTTCATAAATCACCACGTACTCTCAAAATATGGGTAATTATTTCAATACGCTCTTTATAATATGCGATTAATTTATCATCCCTACTTCTAACTTTATTTACCCAGATTGTTGAGGGAATGAGTGAAAAAAAGATAATTCCATAAACAAGATACCATTCAGCAGTTTTCAACCCAAACATATTAGGAATCACAAAATCAATTAATAGATAAATTGAAATAACAAAACCGCAAATTGCTACAGAAAAAGGTAAAAACCTTTTGGAATAAACTTCCCATTTTTGCTTTTTACAATGTTCGTGTTCTTTAAAAAGCTCATTTGAACTGACATCCCACAAGGTTTGTGGTTCTTTTTTATTCTGCTTTTTCAATTCTTCAATAACTTCTAATTCACGTTGTTTTCTTAATTGCTCTTGAATTTCTTCTTGTCTTTTCAAGTCAGCTTCATAATCCATGGTAAAGATATCATATCCACAATGAACACATTCTCTCGTGCGTTTCCAAGTCCATCCCTCACATTGAGGGCAGTCTCTTCCATTAGGATGATCCTGTGGTGGGGCTTCTTTACCATTTTTAATCAGATACTTATTACCCTGAACTAAATCGCCCTTAAGCTTCTTAATTTCTGTCTCACCGTCTTTACCTATAACATCCCCTAAAATTTTATGGATTTTAATGTTTTTTTCATCATTGGCCATATTTTTCATACCTTAATTCCTCCCAGCTATTTGGCTACATGCTTATCTCCATTCACGATATCACCCCGTTGCTTACCAACTTTTACTTTGGTTTTATTCTGGGTGACTGGAGCATTATTAACAGTTTGTTTTTTAGCATTATATTGGGTGCCATTTCCAGTGTTGGAAATCTCAGTTACGACATTTTTTGTCGCATCCTCACCACTTAACAACAACATCAAAACTTTATTTTTTATTTCAGTAGTTGATTGCTCATATTTTTGAGCAATTATAAGGGCTTCGGGACTTACTAATGGGAATAACTTTTGGCCTGTAATAATATAATCCACATCTAGGCCATAATCTTTTAAAAGCAATAGCTTATCTAGAGGGATATTTCCTTTTTCACACCAATTATAAAGTGTATTTCGAGCAATTCCTAAGTCTCTTGATAATTGACTAACTCCTATTCTATCGACTTCTGAGCGTAATCTTTCATTAAAATTGTTCAAAATAATGATCATCCATTATTGACATGCTCAAAATATTGAGCAATCATAAAGTCCAAGGTTCAACTTAAATCGAATTAAATCGCACAAATGAGAGGGTCAAATTTATGACGATTAAAACTCCAGCTCAAGTCAAAGCCCAGTTTGAAAAAACAGGTGAAACCGTTACTGATTGGGCTATTCAGCATGGTTACACCCCACAAGACGTATATAAGGTTTTGAATGGTCAAGCCAAATGTAAGCGTGGAAAAGGTCATCAAATTGCTGTCCAACTTGGCATAAAACCAAACAGTGAGAAAAATATCACTGCTTAACCTAGTGTGCACATTTTTGCACATTTTTGCACAAGGGAAAAGATATGAGACCAAAAAGAAAAGTTAACGAAGTGCTAATCATCATCTATGTGCTGATTTTCTGCATGAGCTTCAGCTTTGTTGGATGGGCAATGGCAGAGCAAGACAATCAAATACTCCGTGATGAACTTCTATTACCCAAATACAACATTAAGGGTGATCACTAATGTCAGCAGTAAATAAATCAGCTAGCAAAGTCCTTAAGGTTCTAAAGGCTTTACGTGGACACAGCCTGAAAGGCGCAACCAATCAAGAACTTGCAAACCAATTAAATGAGTCTCCAAGCACTATTACTCGTGCATTACAGACACTCGTAAATGAAGGCTTGGCAATGCAAGAACAAGATGGCTCTTACACATTGGGCACAGCAGTTGTGCAAATGGCTAAGGCTCACAACACGGAAATCGAACGCGCAAAAGCTCGTATCGAAGAAGTTGAAAAACGTACAGCAATTACTTGGTGATCACATGGATATCGAAGAAAAAACTACAGAATTATCAGTTTCTGAACATGCACAAAAGCTTGGTGTATTAGCAACCCAATTTGGTTATGAAGGTTCTCTTACCGTTGGTGCTCTTGAAGATGAAATTCGCTTTTATCAACGTCGTACAGTTGAAGCATGCTTGGAGCTGGGTAAACGCCTAATTCTTTTAAAAGAAATGACGCCACATGGTGAATTCAAGCAACGCACAGAAATGCTCAACATTAATGAGCGTGCTGCTCAACGCTTCATGTCAGCTGCATTCAAATTTACCAAATCCGACAATTTGTCGCTTTTGAAAGCCGCTGGAAATCAATCCAAATTGCTTGAATTATTAGTACTTGATGATGAAGAAATCAAAGAACTGAGTGATGGTGGCAGCGTCAACGATATCACCTTAGATGATATTGATCGAATGACGGCAAGCGAACTCCGCAAAAAACTCCGTGAAATAAAAGCGGATGCCGAAGCAAAAGATCAATTACTCCACAAGAAAGACCAAAAGCTCAATGAACTTGACGCTAAAGTAACCAAGCTTCAAAGCCCAGTTGAAATCAAAAAACGTGCCGAAACTGAAGAGCAAGCTTTAGAAAAAGCTGCTTTAGAAACTTTAAATACAGCCAGTATTACTTTCCTAAATGCACTTATGCGTTATCAGAATGAAGTGAATAGCGTATTAGACACGGCTGAAAAGAGAGGAATTCCACAATTATTTGAACGTGTCGATGAGGCTGTTATTGCGACATATCAACGCATTGCTCAATACAGCCGAAGCCTGAATGTACAAATTGATTTTACAAGTATGGTCACACCTGAATGGATGTCTCTTCAAGCAGCTGACTTTCCACCTATCGAAGTTGATGGTGAGGCTTAACCATGTCTAATCCAAATCTAGCAAAAATCGACTATTTGCGTGAAGTAGCAGCAAAGCTCACCAATGCTGGGTTTGGTGAGAAAGCTGAGATTGCAAAAACTGCTTGTGACTATTTACGTATAAGCAAGGCACAACTTTACCGTGAGCTTGAAACCGTTGGCTATAAGTCTGGCCGCAAACAACGTAGCGACAAAGGCAAGTCAATTGTCAGCGTAGAAACTGCTGAACTGGTTGGCGGTATGGTCATTAGCGCAATGAGTAAAACTGGCAAAAAACGTATGCCAATCAACTTAGCTTTAGAAGTTGCACAAGACAGTGGCAAAGCACCAAAAGTTTCAGCAGCTACTATCTCCAGAGTTATGAAACAAAACATGTGCCATCCATCTCAACTTGTTACACCGACGGCACACCAGCAACAACGCTCACTACACCCAAACCATGTGTGGGAAGCTGATGCATCAATTTGTGTGGTTTTTTACCTCAATAAAAAATCTGGTATGCACGTTATGGATGAGCGTGAGTTCTACAAAAACAAGCCAGCAAATTTAAAGAAAATCGAAAAAGACCGTGTGATTCGTTATGTCATCACAGACCACACATCTGGCTGGATTTACTTTGAATATGTTTGGGGAGCTGAAAGCTCTGAGAACTTAACCAATGTGTTTTTAAACGCAATCCAAAAACGCAGCAACCAAGAACCAATGCACGGTGTGCCATTCATATTTTATGTAGATAAAGGCTCAGCAAACACCAGTGGTTTATTCCGCAATTTACTTGAACGACTCAACGTCGAGTTTATTGCTCATGCTACTCATAACAGCCGTGCAAAAGGGCAAGTTGAGCAAGCAAACAATCTTATTGAAACTCAATTTGAATCACTACTCAGTTTTAAAACAGTAGATAGCATTGAAGAGTTAAATGCCTTTGCAACTCAATGGCGTGTGATGTTTAACGAAACAAAAGTACATAGCCGTACTAAACGTACACGCAACCAAGTTTGGCAAATGATACGCCCTGAACAGTTACGCATTGCGCCACCAATTGAATTATGCCGAGAGCTAGTAAGCACGTTGCCTGTATCTCGTACAGTCAAAGGTGATTTGACGATTCAGCACACGATCAAAGGTTATGGCGAACAGTTCTATAACGTCCGCCACATTGATGGCATTTATGTAGGCGCAAAAGTTGATGTGGTTGTTAATCCATATCGCGCACCTGACATTGATGTCTTGATGACCGATGAACATGGTGAGCAAGTCATTCACACCGTTCAACCAGATCAATATGACATCTTTGGTCAATTGGCTGAATCACCAGCCATTGGTGAAGAAATTCGCTCTATGCCTGACAGCAAAATTGACCAGTCACGTAAGCGCATTATGAAACAAGCTTACAACGCTGAAACACAAGCTGAAGTTGATAAGGCTATCAAAAAGCGTACCCCAGCGTACCAAGGTCAAATCGACCCAACTGCACATATTACCAAGCATGAAGTTCCTGAATATTTACCACGTGCTGGTGAACAAATGCAGACAGAAATTAGCCGTCGTCAGGTTGCACCAGTCAATTTAATTCAAGCAGCAAAACAAATTCGTGGCCTTGTCGGTGATTTGTGGACACCTGAATGCATGGCTGCACTTAAAAAGTCTTTCCCTAATGGAGAGGTTCCACAAGACGTTATTCCTGAAATTGCAGAAGGCATCAAAGCTGCAACCCAAAAACCAAAATTACGAGTGGTTGGAGAGTAATCCATGAGCGCACTTAAACAATTGCTTAAACAACATGACATGACACAAAGCTCACTCTGCAAACCACTGGGAGTAAGTACTGCAACAGTCAATTTATTTATTAACCACGGGTTATCCCCGAAGAAACGTGCAGCTGAGTTTAAAGCCCAATTCATTGAGCTTTTAAAGAACAAAGGCATTGCACCTGAAGACATTCAAAACGCATTAGATGCTGACCAATCCCACACCGTTGACGACCAAGCCTTGGATGGTGGGACTGACAGCACTACTCAACCGGAGGAAGAGCAACTCATGCTACTACGCAAACAAACCTTAACACCAGAAGCAAGAAGAAAATTTAAGTTATTTAAAAATATCTTTACCGAAGAAATTCGTAGTGCGACTGAATTTTATCAAGATTCCAACATCAATTATGCCCGTGAAGCTGTTTGGCAAACTGTTAAAGGAAACAGTTCATTTATTGCGTTGGTTGGTCAATCAGGTTCAGGTAAAACAACTATTCGCATGGAGACACATGATCGAGTAGAACGTGAACGTGAACCTACAATCATTATTGAACCTTATGTGATTGCTACAGAAGCTGATGACATCAAAGGTAAAACTTTAAAATCTTCACATATTGCCGAAGCCATTTTACGCGCATTGGCACCTAGTACAAAAGCAATGCGTTCACCTGAAGCGCGTTTTCAGCAAATTCATAGCTTATTAAAAGAGTCTAGTCGAGCTGGATTACATCACACATTAATGATTGAGGAAGCTCATAGCTTACCGATCCCAACTTTAAAACATCTCAAGCGTTTTCTTGAACTCAAGAATGGTTTTACGCCATTACTTTCTATTGTTTTGATTGGTCAGGATGAACTCAAAATCAAACTGGCTGAAAACAATCCAGAAGTTCGCGAAGTCGTTCAGCGCTGTGAAATTGTGACTCTTGAACCATTCACCCAAACCACTCTTATTGACTATTTACAGCACCGTTGCAAAGCAGCTGGACGTCAACTTTCTGACTTTATTGATGAGTCTGGCCTAGATGCCATTTGTACAAAACTCACCCGCAATGTTGGTCGCAAGAACCATAGTGAAAGCCTTTTATATCCGCTTGCAGTCGGCAACCTTTTAACAGGTGCATTAAACGTAGCTGCGGAGTTGGGTGTTGATGTCGTCACTGGTGACTTGGTGATGGAGGTTTAGGCCATGAGATTTAATTTAAAAAATTTACTGATTGTGAACTTTTTAGTTTGGTTCGCAGCAATCGCTGTAGTGATGACGGTTATAGGGGGTTTCAATGTTTAAAACCTTATTTGGTGGGATGAATAAGGTCCGAGTTGTGGGCTTCATCATCCTGTTACTTCTGGTTGCAGTGCTTATAAACGTGGTTCCAGTCAACAAGAAAGATGCTGTTGAAGGTTTCTATTTATTGGTTGCGTTCTTTTTCTACTTGAGTGTTGCACACCAGTAGATGAAACCAAGACCAAGAATAAAAAAGGGCAAAAATAAAATGGCTGATCCCGTAGATGTAGCAGAAGTAATTGCTGAAGAACGTATTCAGCAAACCCTTGCAAACCGTCAAACATTTGATGGTGAAAGTGAACATGAATGCATGAACTGTGGAAATGAAATTCCCGAACGTCGTCGTGCATTGGGCAACGTAAAGCTTTGCATTGACTGTCAAACCGCAGTTGAAAGCGAATCTAAGCATTTTCGAGGTGGTCTATGAACATCAAACAGAAACGCCAGCACTTCAACAAAGACTTAAACAAGTTGGTTGATAACAAACATGCGGTTATTCCAAACGAACTTACGTGGGAGCAACTTCAGAAAATTTCTGATGATCCTGAATTCTTTGAACTCTATCAAGAAGCTTTACAGGGTGACTCTGGTGAAGACTGCGCTTGCCTGATTATCAAGGCAATCCATAACGCTTTATTGCGACTTGCTGGGAGTCACTAAATGAAAACTAGATGCCCAGCTTGCGGTGCAACTTGCAGTCTAGATGCATTGCTGGGTCATGGCGATGCAAGTCAAGCATTCGTTGCATCCTTAAATATGACTGGAGATTTGGCAAAGCCATTAATCAAGTATCTAGCCATGTTCAGATCAGAGAACCGCGACCTGACTTTTGAACGTACAGCAAAGTTATTAAATGAAATTGCTCCAGACATTCTGGCTAAACAGATCAGTCGTAATCGTGTGAATTATCCAGCGCCACAAGCAGCTTGGGTTTGGGCAATCAATACAATGCTTGAGCGTCGTGACCAAGGCAAATTGCAACTGCCTTTAAAAAACCATGGCTATTTGTATGAAGTGATCAGTTCATTCAAGCCAGAAAATGCACCAGCACCAACTGAGCGTCGAGCTGCTGTGCCACTAGCGAAAAGTGAAGCTGAACGTGCAGCTGAGCAAGCTGAACATGAACGTCAAAAGTATATACGCCCAAACTTCAGCGTTACAGAAATGCTTGGCTTCACAAAAATGAATGAGAAGCAGCCAGAACGAGGTCTTAAAGATATCCCTAAAGAACAGCTCATGGCGCATGTCGCTCAAAACAAGCAGCCAGATGAATCTTTAGAACAGTGCTACCAACGCCTCAAGGCTGCGGAAATTGAATCAGAACAAGGAGCAACACATGAATAAGCCTATTCCTGAAGGTTATTGGGAAAACGCTTCAGGTGCATTTGTACCAGAAGCAAATGTCAAAGAAATTGACAAATTGCGTGATCAAACAGTTCGCAAACTTCATGAGAAAGCAAAGGAAATCCATGAACTTTTAAAAGAGTTCAAAATCGAAGGCTTTGCTGATATTGCCAGCTTTATCCAAATTTCTACCGATCAATACGGTGCAAAAGTTGGTGGCAATAAAGGCAACGTAACGCTCATGACATATGACGGACGATTGAAAATCCAACGCAATATCGCGGAAAACATCAGCTTTGATGAACGTTTGCAAGCTGCAAAACAACTCATTGATGAGTGTCTTGAAGAATGGACTGAAGGCAGCCGTGACGAAATCAAAGTCATCATTAACAACGCGTTCAATGTGGACAAAAAGGGAGACATCAGCACAACCAAAGTACTTGGATTAAAGCGCATTGAAATCAACCACCCTAAATGGAAGCAAGCAATGCAAGCCATTTCGGACAGTATCAACATCATTGGCAGCAAAGCGTATTTACGCTTTTACACCCGCGATGACGCAACTGGCGGTTACTTACCACTATCTCTAGACATCGCATCTATTTAAGGAAGCAAAAAATGTATTCAGTCAAAGCACTAGAACCACAACTTAACGACGATCCGCAAGCACTGTTTGCAATCGTGCGTGAAGACGACGCTTTAGTCGGTCATTTCTACCACCATGAGCATGCAGAAACTGCATGTGCAGCACTTAACCAAACTCAAGCCACTACTGAAGGAAATTAAACTCATGAATAAATCAGAACTTATCAAACATATCGCTTCAACTGCTTCTCTTACTCAAGCACAAGCTACAGCTGCTCTTAATGCGGTTGAAAGCGGCGTCACTAAAGCACTTGTCGCTGGTGAAGACGTGGCGCTAATCGGCTTTGGAACTTTCTCTGTAAAAGAACGCGCTGCGCGTACAGGCCGTAATCCAAAAACTGGTGAAGAGCTACAAATTGCAGCGGCAAAAGTACCTTCATTCAAAGCAGGTAAAGCACTTAAAGAGGCTGTTAAGTAATGGCAACGAAAGTAAATCACTTGGATGTTCTTGAGAAGAAAGGACTAAGAGTTGTTCGGAAATTTAATCTTTGCGGTTATTTCGAGTATCACGTTCTGAATAGTGCAAATCAAAGAATTGCAAGAGATACAGTCCAGCAACGTGCCATTGATATGGCTTTGAACACCCTAGCAGCATAAGCGAGAACCAAATGAAATTTAAAGTTGAAGTTTCAAACATCTATGTCAAAGAACACATTGTTGAGGCTGATGACCTTGCCCATGCTCTAGAAATTGCGTCTGAAATTTCAGACACGATGGAAGCAAATCAGGAAACGTTTTTTGAAAGTACTTGGGAAGCTAAACCAGTTTCTACTGATGAAAAAGCTACATACGAACCAGAACAGAAATATTTGAAATAAGCGAAACACGGGCATAAGTGCCCGTGTCTGCTGGGTGTCGTGATCCAGTACTGATGAGTAGCGGAGAAGAATATGGGTATTAAAAAACTAGTAACTATCACAGTTGAAGCTGAAATTGAGATTGAACTGCCAGAATGGGCTTCTAATCCCACAGCAAAAGATATTGAGGATATTAATTATTGTGGATTTGATGTCAAAAATTCAGATGACATTTATAAACATGCAGCACGCCTAGTTTTGATGGGTTATGCGGAATGTAATAACGATGTATTTGGGGTTCTACACCAGTCTTGGAGAAAAGGCTCTATAGAAAATTCAGAAAATTTGTCCTTCTATGACTTAGAAGATTTGTATGTTGAAGATTGTAAGGTGGAGGCTATTCCATGATTAAAGTTGAAGATTTAGAAAAGTTACCACCTGAAGTTATTGAAAGCTTGGGAGAGGTATCATGATCAAAACTATCAATAAATATGCTTTAGCAATTCAAGATAACCAAACTATTGAAATGCCAGCTGGAAGCAAGGCACTTTGTATTGATACACAACAAGGTGATCCTAAACTTTGGGTACTTTGTGACCCAGATATGCCAAAAATCCCATACGACATTTTATGTGTTGGTACAGGTCAAGAAATACAAAAACCTGTTGGGCAATATTTAGGAACTATTCACATTTTCCGTGCAGTGCCATTAGTTTTCCACTTCTTCTCAAGCCTTGAGAATGCAGAACAGGCACTACCTTTGATCGGAGAAGCTTCATGAAAACTATGAATTTATCAGACGATGAAGCACAGATAATTTTAGACCGTCGTGCTGATGAGCACCATAAAAAGGCAACATTTGCTTTTCAAGTTAAGTCGATTCAAGTTGCAAATGCATATTTTGAATGGGCCAAAAAAAATAGTTTTCTTGAACCTACTTTTGGAACATTTATTAATTCATTTTGCTATGAGGGCAATGATAAACAAGTAATGCAGAAAGCAGTTCTCGAAATATGGCGTCTGGTATTTTCGCTTCAAATTCCGAAGGAGAAGTCATCATGCTGATCCTTGCATTTTTTGCAGTATTTATTCTTGGTTTGTATCACTGCTTGAAAGAAGCACGAATGGCTTGGACCACACGCAATAGTACTGGTCTAACTATATTTGAACGTCGCTCTTACGTAATAAAAGCTGGAGCATCAGTGTCTCTTGCGGTGCTTGCATTAATTGGTCTATTTGATGCTGCTAAAGGAGTGTTCTGAGATGGGTTATTTTATTTGCGGTTTAATCATTGCATGGCTTATTTGTGAGTCACATACAGAAAAAAGAATTGCTGAAGAATGTGAACGTCTTGGCGGATTTTTTGTCGGCAAAAAAACCTATTTATGTAATCAAATAATTGACCACTCACAGGATAAGTCAACACCTGAAGCAATTATTGACGCGGAGAAAGGTGCCAAAAATGAAATTTAATAAGAAAGCTAACCTGATCAAATTGATCCATGTAGGCAAAACCAAACTCGGCTTTGATGATGATGTCTACCGTGACATCATCCAAAGTACTACAGGTAAAACCAGTTCTAAAGATTTAAACCTAGCACAGCTTGAAGCTGTGCTAGATCGCTTCAAGCAATTAGGTTTTGCAATTGAATCAAAAAACAAATCTGATGTGAAAAATCTAGCTAATGATGCTCAAAGCAAATTAATTCGACATTTATGGTTGCAACTGCATGCAGCTGGTCAAGTCCGTAATGGCAGTGAATTGGCATTAGCCAAATTTGTTGAGAATAAAGTTGGTGTGAGTGCATTGCAATTTATGAGCAGTCACCATGCTGACATGATCATCAATCATTTGCGTCAATGGTGTAAACGTTGTGGCATTGAGCGTATTCAACCTGTAGAGGCTTAGGAGTAGACAATGGCTTATCGTCCACATATTGCTGATGCAACTACAATATTATCTGGAGAAGAGATTATTGGTCTCATGCCAGTAAGTTTTGTATTTATTACAAAGCTAATAGGTATCCCACAAGCTTTAAATATGATTGATGCGTATGGTGGCACAGAGCTATTTATCCCAAATAAACACGCTTTAGGTATTAATCATGAAATCGCCCATATCATTGGTCTAAGCAAGCTTCAATTACTTGCTACCCAATTGGGTAATACTTACATTGAAATCCCAATGGGAACGCCAATTACCATTGCTATGCGTAATCGCATGATTAGAGAGAACGTTAAAAAGGAATCTAAATCACAGCTAGCTCGTCGATACAACCTGACAAAGCGCCAAATTCGGACTATAGTAAACAGAGAGGAAAAGCTAAAAGTCCGAGTAGATCAAAATCTGGATTTATTCGAATAA